ACTTACTGAGGGTATTTATCCTGAGCATTTTGTATTCTTAAAATCAGCTGGATGGTGTGGTCAATTAGATCGCTTAGAAATACTCGGGGGTGTGGTAGATATTATAGATTATAAGACTAATGAAGAGATTAAAACTAAGGGTTTTATTAATTGGGAAGGTATATCTAAAAAGATGTTACATCCATTATCTCACTTAGATGATTGTAATTATAATCATTATGCTTTACAATTGAGTATTTATATGTATATTGTATTAAAACATAACCCTATCTATAAACCTGGAAAGTTGATATTACATCATATAATATTTGAGAAAGACGGGAAAGATGAATTCGATACTCCCATTCTTAAGAAGGATGCTAATGGAGACCCTATTGTTCAAGAGGTTGTCCCATATGAGATGCCCTATTTGAAATCAGAAGTTATAGCAATAATTAACTATTTAAAAGAAAATCCAGAAGCATAGATCGTGGTATGAATAATGATGAATATGAACAACGACAATTATTTTGTGAAGAATATAATATGAAAAGAAGATTTAAGATATCAATAACAACTTTCCCTGGGGCGGTTGTAGGAATATCATTCCCTTGGACAGATTATGTAGATGCTACAATTTGCATATTATTTATAGGTATTAATTTTAAATGGAGAAAACGATGAGCACATTTCCAGTAATACCCGGTATAAGATGGCTTGATGAATCTATACCAGATCTGATATATATACCAATTATATTAATAGATAATACTAAAGAAATGCTATCTGATATTCCCGGTATGGAAGCTGACGAGTTAGAAACTGATCTAACTATAGATCTCTCTAAGGTGTGTAGTGTTAGAGATTGGTATCCTGTAGGTAATGAAGGCCCTGATAAAAACGCATGTCTTGTAGATATAGGGTCAGGTGGTTTTATAGTAGAGGTTTCTAGGAAGAGTTTTACCAAGGCTTGGTTATTTTATAAACATTATACTAGATAATATGATACCAGAGATATTTGATTTAGCTAATGGTAAGGTTGTTATCAATGAGAACATTTTACTTATACCAGAACTTAAAGCAGTCTATGAATTCTATAAAGATTCTATACCTGCTTTTTCTTATTTACATTTTAGATATTATCCTAAAGGACCTTATTGTAATGTTCCAGAAGAAGATAAAGAAGAGGTTATTCTATTAGATTATCCGGGGGAATATACTCTTGAAGATGAGGTAATGCTAAAAGCTATAGAGAAGATGGAATCATTAGTAATGAGCCCTACTTATAGATACTATCTCGATAACAAAATACTACTTGAGAAAATGGGTAAGTTCGGAAGAGAAGCTACCGTTACTGCTGGAAGAGATGGGAATGCTTCAGTATTAAACTCTCAGTTAAGTAAAATAGGAAAAACAATACAAGAATTTAAACAGCTTGAGAAAGTTGTAAATCAAGAAATAGAAGAGCACAAGATAAGTGTTCGTGGTGGTAAAAGGATAGCATATGATCAACAATAAAAATATGGAAGAATTACACGACTGGTTATTTCATTATAACCCTTATACAAAATTATGGTCTGCGTTTAGAAGACATCAAATGACTGACTACTTTAATGGTAAGCTGATTGCTAAAGATGTATTGAGAAGTAAATATCAGAAAACATTAGAAGAACTTATTGTATATCACCAAGGTGATGTAGTTAAGATTCATGAGATAACCGCCTTAAACATCTAATGATGGAACCATTTATAGTAGTACCAATGTATGATGAAGGGGTGTGGTCTAATGTTACCTTTAATACTAGAGAAGATTTTATAGATTTCGTATTACCTCTCTTTAAAGAGCCTGGTAAATACGAGTTTGATAAAAGTACTCATGAATGGAGTGCTATGGCCAATAAATATAATGAACTTGGTTACTATTGTGGATTTAAAGAAGGAACAAAAGACTATAGAGATTTCTGGGATGAAGAAAAAAATAAGTGTAGAAGAGGGTTAATCTTTAAGGCTAATGGTAAGACCTGGTATCTAACTAGAGATTACTATATGTGGATTAATTTCTTACCTATCAATGATAAGCTTAAAAGAAAATTCGCGTTTCCTCAAATATGGGATACTCAGTATCACATGGCATTATATGAGTTATTAGCTGAATTACATTATAAACATGTAGCCATTCTTAAGAAACGTCAGATAGCCTCCTCTTATTTTCATGCAGCTAAGATGATCAATCTTATATGGTTTGAAGAAACACCTATCATCAAGATGGGGTCATCTTTAAAAGATAAGATTAATGAGAAAGGTACCTGGAAGTTTTTAGACGAGTATAGATCATTCTTAAATAGTAAGACTGCATGGTATCGTCCTATGAATCCTAGTAAAATTTTAATGTGGCAACAACAGATTGAAGAGACTATTAATGGTCGTCCTGAATTAGTTGGTAACAAGGGAACTATTCAAGGGGTAACTTTAGAGAAGGATCCTACAGCAGGTGTCGGTGGAGATTGTAGATTATTCTTTTATGAAGAGGCGGGTATAGCACCAACCATGGATAAGACCAAGGAGTATTTGCTACCAGCATTACAAATGGGAGATATAGTTACAGGATTATTTGCAGCAGCTGGTTCAGTCGGTGAACTTGATCAATGTAAACCATTAGAGCATATGATTAAGTATCCTGAAGTTAATGATATCTATGCTGTAGAAACCAACCTTATAGATGATAAAGGTACTATAGGAAAAGCTGGATTATTTATTCCTGAACAATGGTCTATGCCTCCTTATATTGATGAATTTGGAAATTCTCTTGTAGAAAAAGCACTAGCTGCTCTTGATGAGAATAGAATACAAATGAAGAAAGACCTTGCTCCAGAATTATATCAATTAAGAATATCTCAAAGACCTCGTAATATTGCAGAAGCTTTTGCATATAGAGAGGTTTCAATATTTCCCCAACATCTTGTAGCATCTCAAAAAAGAAAGATAGAAGATAAAGAATATTCTATAGAGTATGTTGATTTAATGAGAAAGCCTGATAATACTATCAAGGCTACAAGAAGTACTAAACTACCTATTAAGGATTTTCCAGTCAGTAAAAACATGGAAGATAAATCTGGAGTATTGGTTGTCTATGAAAAACCAGATGCTACAGCCCCGTGGGGTACCTATTATGGATCTATTGACCCAGTATCTGAAGGAAAAACAACAACTTCTGATTCACTATGCTCTATCATTATCTATAAAAACCCAATAGAGGTTACTAAGATAGACGGTCATGAAGTTGAAAGCTATATAGAAAAAGATAAGATTGTAGCTACATGGTGTGGTAGATTTGACGATATTAATAAGACACATGAAAGATTAGAGCTTATTATAGAATGGTACAATGCATGGACAATAGTCGAGAATAACATCTCCTTGTTTATTATGTATATGATTTCTAAAAAGAAACAGAAGTATCTAGTTCCTAAAGATCAGATATTATTCTTAAAAGATCTTAATACTAATAGGAATGTATACCAGGAGTATGGTTGGAAAAATACAGGCACATTATTTAAGGCCCATCTGATAAGTTATCTGATAGAGTTTATAAGAGAAGAGTTAGATCAAGAGACTAAAGAAGATGGTACTGTTGTTAAAACTACATATGGGGTAGAAAGAATTCCGGATATCATGATCATAACCGAGATGGAAAAGTATACTGAAGGGTTGAATGTCGATAGATTAGTATCATTAGCAGCATTAGTGGCTTTTGCTAAAGTACAACAAGCTAATCGTGGATATCAAAAGAGAGTAGATAAGACAGACAAGAAACATTTGGAAAAGTCAGAAAATTTGTATAAATTAAATAAGAGTATGTTCCGGAATATTGGAAGTACCAGCGGTTCTTCTGGATCAAAGCGTCCTAGGAATCCTTTTAAAAATATAAGATAATATGCAAGTATTAAACGCAATGCAGCTCAAGTCAGGTAAGAAGGCTGAGTATAATAGAATGGGTTCTATAACCCAACCTATTCAATTCATACCCCGTAAGGAAAAAGATCCAGAGTGGACTGCTTGGAATATGGACTGGTTAGAGTGGAATGGTCTCAAGCAGCTTCGTAAGAGTGCTCGTAGAATTATGAAAAACTATAAGCTTTCTAAAGGTCAAATAGATAAATCTGATTATATTCTTGAACAAGATAATGAGATGATGGATCTTGTTGAAACTTTGACTAAAGAGGATGTAAGTGCGTTAGAGTTAAAGTTTTATCCTATCATACCTAATGTTATTAATGTGTTGACTTCGGAATTCGCGAAACGCAATTCGAAGATTACATTCAGAGGAGTGGATGAATTTTCCCATAATGAATTACTAGAGCAGAAGAGATCTCAAATAGAAGAGGTATTGATTAGACAAGCTGAGCAAAAGCTGTTATCTAGTATGATTGAACAAGGGTTAGATCCTAATAGTCCAGAGGTTCAACAGCAAATGCAAGAGCAAATGGCTCCTGATAATCTTAAATCTCTTCCAGAGATTGAGAAGTTTTTTGTTAAGGACTATAGAAGTTTAGTTGAGCAATGGGCCACCCATCAATTTAAAGTTGACGAAGACCGATTCGGTATGGATGAACTTGAGGAAAGAGCCTTTAGAGATATGTTAATTTCTGATAGAGAGTTCTGGCATTTCAAGATGATGGAAGATGATTATGAAGTAGAGTTATGGAACCCAGCGACTACTTTCTACCACAAGTCCCCAGAAGTAAGATATACTTCTCAAGGTAATTGGATAGGAAAAGTAGATATGATGACTATATCTGATGTAATTGATAAGTTTGGTTATATGATGACTGAAGAGCAGTTAGAGTCTTTAGAAGCTATTTATCCTGTAAGATCTGCAGGTTATCCTATTACAGGATATCAAAATGATGGTTCTTATTATGATGCTACTAAGTCTCATGATTGGAATACTGATATGCCAGGTCTTGCATATAGACAATTTACATCTATGTATAATAACTTTATACAAGATGGTGGAGACATTGTACAGTGGATTATGTCTGAAAGTGAAGATTATGCTCCTATGGGCGCTGCCTTTTTATTACGCGTAACTACAGCTTATTGGAAGTCTCAAAGAAAAATTGGACACCTTACTAAGATTACTGATGAGGGTGAGGTTATTGTAGATATTATTAGTGAAGAATATAAAGTAACAGATAAACCTATCTATAATACAACTCTTATTAAGAATAAATCTAAAGATAATCTTATAGCAGGAGAACATATCGATTGGATTTATATTAATGAAGTATGGGGTGGTGTAAAGATTGGACCTAATCAACCAAGTTTCTGGGGTATGAATAGCCCAGGTGGTATTAATCCTATGTATTTAGGTATTGATCAAAACAAGATAGGTCCTCTTAAGTTCCAATTTAAAGGTGATAGTACTCTTTATGGTTGTAAACTTCCGGTAGAAGGTGCTGTATTTAATGATCGTAATACTAAGTCTAGCTCTATGGTTGACTTAATGAAACCTTTCCAAATTGGTTATAATATTGTTAACAATCAGATTGCGGATATCCTAGTGGACGAACTAGGTACAGTAATCATGTTAGATCAAAACTCATTACCTCGACATTCAATGGATGAAGATTGGGGTAAGAACAACTTTGCAAAAGCATATGTGGCCATGAAAGATTTCGGTATTCTACCTTTAGATACATCTATTAGTAATACAGAACATCCAATTGCCAATCAATCTTTTCAGAAATTAGATCTAGAACAATCTAGTAGATTAATGTCTAGAGTACAATTAGCTAACTATTTTAAACAACAGTGTTTTGAAACTATTGGTATTACCCCTCAAAGATTAGGTCAGCAAATAGGACAGACAGAGACAGCTAAAGGTATTGAACAAGCAGTTACAGGATCTTATGCCCAGACGGAAATGTACTTTATACAACACTCTGATTATTTAATGCCTAGAGTGCACCAAATGCGTACAGATCTAGCACAGTATTATCATTCTACTAAACCTTCATTACGTCTACAATATATGACGTCTAATGATGAGAAAGTTAACTTTGAGATTAACGGTACTGATTTATTACTTCGTGACATCAATGTATTCGCTACAACTAAGGCTAACCATAGAGCGGTAGTAGAACAGATGAAAACACTAGTAATGAATAACAATACTACTGGTGCAAGTATTTTTGATCTTGGTAGTATTATGCAATCAGATTCATTATCTGAACTTAATCATGTATTGAAAGCTGCAGAAGAGAAGGCTCAGAAAGAAGCTTCTGCTTCAAGAGAAGCTGAAGAACGTATGAGACAAGCTGAGATCGAAGCTAGTATTAAAGATAAGCAAATGGACTTAGATCATGAGGTTCTAGAGAAAGAGAAGGATAGAAGAAAAGATATTCTTGTTGCTGAGATCAGAGCTGCTGGTTATGGTGCTATGCAAGATGTTAATCAAAATCAGCAAAATGATTTCTTAGACTTTATGGATAGAATGGAAGGTACTCAAGAGTTTGAACAGACTATGAATATGGATAGAACTAAAGAGGGTAATAAAATGAAGATGGCTGAAGATAAGCATAATATAGAAAGAGAAAAGATGAACCTTCAGCTTCAGTTAAAGGATAAAGATTTGCAAATTGCTAAAGAGAATAAAAACAAATATGATGTAGCTAAAAAGAAAGAGTCTAAGAAGAAAAAATAACTTAGTGATATACTGAAAGTTTTCTTTTTTTAGAGACTGCAATCTAGCACATTTTTAAAGTTTATTTAAGTATTTTTGCTATATTATAAATAGTTAGTCATACAAAAACCAAAAAACCAACAAATATATGCGTGATAATAAAGATTCAACCCACGTCCAAGAAGTAGACTTAGATCTAGACGCGGTATTAAACGGAGGGGTAGATGCAGATAATGTAATGCTCGCCGGAGAAAAAGAAAAGCCTGAGAAGATGCCGTCCATCTTTTCTAGAAAACAGGTAGACGTATCGTTCCTTGACAACGCCCCTTCTAATGAAGAGGAGGAAGAAGAAGAAGAAGAAGATCCTAAAGCAGCAGATCCTAAAGGTGAAGGTGATAATAAGGATCCTAAAAAACCTAAGGTGTCTGCAGAAGAAATAGCTGATATCGTTAACATAGGGGAAAACTCTGATGAAGATGGTGATGATCCAGAATCTGCAGCAGACGAAAAAAAGAAAATAGGTCGTGCAGGTGGATTAGTAGAACTTACCAATAAGCTGATCGAGAAAAAACTATTAGTTCCCTTTGATGATGACAAACCGATTGATAAATACACCTTACAAGATTTCGAAGATCTTTTCCAGGCTAACTCCGAAGAAAGAGAAAAAGAGCTACAGAAAGAAGTACCCGCAAGATTTTTCGACGCATTACCAGACGAACTTAAATATGCAGCTAAGTATGTGGCAGACGGTGGTGCAGATCTAAAAGGATTATTTAAACACTTAGCTAGAGTAGAAGAGGTAAAAGACTTAGACATCTCTACTGAAGCAGGACAAGAGCAGATCATAAGAGAATACTTAACAGCTACTCATTCAGATTGGACTCCAGAGGAAATCGAAGAAGAAGTAACTGAGTATAAGGATCGCGAAGAATTAGAAGCTAAAGCTAATAAGTTTAAACCAAAATTAGACAGCATGCAAGAGCAGATACTTTCTCAAAGATTAAAAAAGCAAGAAGATCTAAGAGCAGCTCAACAAGAACAGTCAGAATTATATATGGAAAATGTATATAATGTTTTAGCTACCGGAGAGTTAAATGGTATCAAACTTGATAAGAAAGTACAAACAGCTTTATATTCAGGTTTAATAAAGCCAAACTATCCATCAATGAGTGGTCGTAATACAAATCTATTAGGACACCTACTTGAGAAGTATCAATTTAAAGAACCTAGACATGATCTAATTGCAGAAGCTCTTTACTTATTATCTGATCCGGAAGGATATAGAGCTAAGGTAAGAGAGAATGAAAAGAAGGAAGTAGTCGCAAAGACAGTAAGAGCTTTAAAGACTGAGGAAGGTAGAAAGATCGCCAGTGGCGGACAAGAAGAAGCTGAAGACAAGGGTACCAGTAGAAAGATCCCTAGACCAAGCAAACAATTTTTTAAGAGATAAACAACTAATAATTATAAACTAAAATCAAAAATCAAAAACAATGGCAACTCCAGTATTGAATAATGGTATGTTCCTTCGTGACACTAACTACAACGCTAGTTCTCACATCGATTCATACCACTTAGTAAACATGTTGAAAGACGCAGAACCTATGGATATGGGTCCAGTAGACATTTGGGCAATGACTCAGAAGGTCGAAATGCCTCTTTACCAACTATCATCTTTTGGTGGTAAAAATGTTATCATGGTAGATAACGCTCGTGGTGAGTACAAATGGCAAACTCCGGTTAGTCAAGACTTACCATATATCATCGAAGATATTGAACCAGGTAACCTTACAAAAGGTATCGATGGTACAACCTTCAAAATTAAACTTAACAAGCGTGAATTTGGACATGGTGATATTATCACTTATGACAAGTATAACGGTTGTGAGATGTACATTACTGCAGATGATATCTTACCTATGGGTGATGGTTTTATCTACACTGTACAATTAGTAAACAATGATAACTATAAGTTCTTAGATAATAAGTACTTAGCTAACCAAACTAAGATTTTCCGTAAGGGTTCTGCCCGTGGAGAATATGGTGAGCGTTTCTCTGATATCCAGACAAAAGCTGGATTCCGTGAATTCTATAACTACGTAGGTGGTGCAGAAGCTCACGTACATTATTCAGTATCTTCTCGTGCTGATATGATGATCAAAGGTGGTATGAATGCAGATGGTACAGTTCCTGTAACTGAGATCTGGAAGAATTACGACAAATCTATGGATCCAGCAATCTCTACTATTGAAGGTATAGCATCTACAATGGGTAAAGATTACTTAAAGAAAGCTGTAGCTAACGGTACATTATCACGTACTTTCTTAACTACAATGGAAGCAGCTCACTTAACCAAGGTTGCTACTGACATCGAGTCTTACTTAATGTGGGGTCATGGTGGACGTATCAAGCAAGATGGTCCAGATGATATGCGTTTATCAGTTGGTCTTTGGAAACAATTAGACAACTCATTCAAGCGTGTATACAATAAGTCTAACTTTACTCTTGAATTATTCCGTGGTGAATTATACAACTTCTACGCTGGTCGTGTGGAGTTCCAAGGTCCAGATCCTAAGCGTCAGCTTATTGTTCAGACCGGTATGGGTGGAATGAGAATGGTTAACGAAGCTATCAAGCGTGAAGCAGTTAACTCTGGATTAGTAATCAACGCCGGTAATGACGGTGGTGGTGGTATCGGAGCGATCACTGGTAAAGGTATGGATCTTAACTTCGGTTTCGCATTCACATCTTATGTAATTCCTTTCTTAGCTAATGTTAAGTTTGTATTAAACCCAGCGTTTGATAACTTACATACTAACGATATCGAAAACCCAATCATCGATGGTCATCCGTTGTCTTCTTATAGCTACGTGATCTTCGATATTACTGACACTGGTAATGACAACATCTTTATGTTGAAGTTATCTTGGGATAACCAATTAAAGTGGTGGTATCAAAATGGTACTATGGACTACATGGGAAGAACTCAAGGGTTCCAATCTAGTGGACAGTTCAATGGTTACCGTGTAATGATGACTCAAACAATGCCAGCTATCTGGGTTAAAGATCCTACCAAGGTTCTTAAGATTGTAATGAGAAATCCAATCACTGGTGGATCATTCTAATAATTAAGAGGGAGGAATTATCTTCCCTCTTTTTTCCTTTCCCTGCGGTGCGTCCAATATAGAGCTCGCAACTCTAGCAGGGGACAATAAATAATTATAAATACTAAAAACTAAGCAAAATGGGACTTACATCTTTTATAAATAATCTTAAAAATAACTTAAGAACTAGTGCATCAGATAATGCTAACGCGACTTATGCTGATTTAAACGCCTTAATAACAAACTTAAATGATAATTATCTAGGGAGTACTGTAAAAATATTATATAAGCCTGCCATTATAGGAGGTGTTACCGTACTTACACCAATAAGCATTCAAGGGGATCCATCAGGTTCAGCTAGTATTGTTGGAGGAACTATTACACCTTGCGCCAGTTTAGCTTGTAAATGCGGGGATGCTGGCTTTTTTAATAACTATGGTGCTTGTAGTCCGTTTACCCTAACTAATAATAAGATAAATTGTAAACATTGCTTTGAGATATTTAACATATATTATAATGCATTTGGAGATTCTTTTGTAGCACAGCTACCACCAACTGTAAATAGTGATCCTAACTCTCCTATTCAAAAAATAGTAGCTACTATTTATAATACAGGACCTGGGGTTATTGCATCAGCTCAAGTAGTAGAAGGGGTTACTACAGAATTAACTATTAATTTCTTTGATGCTTTAATAGGAGCTCCGGATCCAGGATCTATGGATGTATCATTTGTTGAGTTAACTCATTATATGGTATTAGGAACAAATGATCCATCAAATAGTGGTTCAATGAATCCTTAATAGAAGAAAAGTAGAAGTATAATGGAAAAATTAAGACCACAAGTAACATATGAATTTGCAGATGGTAACAATAAGTTAGCTACTCTTCGCGATGTTAATGAAGTAATAGATACTGTTAATGAATTAGGTATCTATTCTTCTATTAATCTTATAGCGAGTCATCCCCTAGGATCTTCTCCCACTTTTGAAATAGTGGGTGCTTCTGCTGAGACACAGTGTCCTTCTCCAGAGTGTACAGTTTCTCATGGTGATTGTATTTGTATTACTTTTACAAACATTGGTTCTGGAGTATATAGCTTAACTGTTAGCAACCCTGTTACCAAAGCTAGCATTATAGTAGGTTCTTTAAAAGAAGGATTTTATAATGCTGGTGTAGAGCAAGTATCAAACACAGAGTTCTTGATTAAGACTTATAACATTGCTATAGGAGCTTATGAAGATAACTTATTAGAAAATACTTATATAGAATTGAAGATCTGGGAATAAACCCTATCTTTGTATAAACCAAAAAACCAACAATCATGAGTAAGAAACCTACAACAAAGAGTATCCAAGATGAAATCACTCTTGTAGAAGTCCCGGTGGCCAGCAAGAGCGGTACCATATCTGTTAAACCCTATTTCGATCCCACTGGTACAAACCTAGGATTAGAGAAATACGGTCTTGCCCTATTTGACGGCGTGTTCCATGAAGAACAGCTAGCTTGTATAGAGCGTAATGGAGTTAAGAGATATGTAACAGGTCTAAATGAGTTTGCTCCAGAAGTGAAGCTTATAGCTGACCTAGATGCACGAGCTGCTAAAATTAAAGAGATTAGAGTTAATGTTGCTCAGTTAGAAAGAGAACTTGCTGCTAATGAGATCGATATTGAGGATAAACATTTCTGGGATAAGGTAGTATTATTAAAACCACAGAATGATGAATTCTGGGGTAAGATAGTAATGCGTTGTGGAAATGCTATAATTCCATTAGATCCTGCTAAAGATCCTTTTGATCTCATCAAGTTATGTGCTATTGAAGCTGGTGGATTCTCTCTTATTGCTAAGAGTTTTGAAGATGCTCGTAGTAGAGCTGTAGCTCCTAAGTTCTTCTTAGATAAGTATATTGATACTGTGTCTACTAAGACTGAAGTTTCTAAACTTCGTAATAGAGCAATCTCTCAATTAACAGAGTTGTTTGATCAGAATGTTAATAAGCTTTTATATGTAGCTAAAGTGGTAGATGCTAATAGCCCTCTTTATAAGAAGAGTACTCCTATTGATATCTTATATGATAACATGGATAAGTATATTACAGGTAAAGGTATTGAGTCTAATCTTAAGCGTGCAGCTCAGTCTTTCATTGATGCTGTTGCTTTAGATATGGAAACATTAAAACTCAAAGCTTTAATCAAGGATGCAACCTTCTATAAGTTTATTAATAATAAACCTGATGGATTTATATACCATATACAATCTAATGCTAGACTAGGACGTAATCCTTCGGATTGTGTAGAGTTCTTAAAGAACCCGGTTAATGAAGATGTCCTAATGGATATTATGCACAAGGTTGAACAATATTGGAATAAATAAAAAAAATAATATGGCTAAAAAAACAACAATATCAGGACCTGATCGTCAATGGGAAATTGATGATGCAGTAAGAACTCTTCAAAGAGCAGAGGCGATTAAGAAGGATAAATTTTTAATGGGTGGAGTAAAGAAATCAATAGTAGATCTTAATAAGATGGCTTTTGGTGGATCTACTAAACCAACTCCTAGAAAAGCAACGCCTGCTAAAAGAAAGAAGTAATGGCTAAGAAGAAAAAAGATTGGATAAAAGGAGCAGTTAACCCGGCACATAAGGGTTACTGCACCCCAATGACTAAGGCTACATGTACACCTAAGAGAAAGGCTCTTGCTCGTACTTTTAAAAAAATGGCTAAAAAGAAGTAATATGGCAGAGAATATCTATAATGAAGATGATATGTTATTTGCTTTTGTTCATGGAGAAACTAGAGCTATAAAAGATAATGGTAAAACAGTATCTGAAAATTTTAAAGAATTATTAGAGATCATAAATACAGGTAAAACAAATACACATGAAAAAATACACACCCCCAAACTATCCTAGTAAAAACGTGGATGCTAAAAATAACAAGATCATGGAGGTCTTTAGAAAGATGAAAGAAGACGGAGGTCGTGTAGAATTTGTTGATCAGTTCAACATGCAAACATTTCCTACCCCTATTCCTAAAATGAAGAATAAGAAATAATGCTTAATAGTACTATTCTAATAAAAGTAAAACAACGTCTTAATAAGTTAGCCAGTAATGACTATGATAACATAGAACCATGGCAAATTGTAGAGGCGTTTAATAAAGGCCAAACAGATTGGTGTCGTAGAAACTTACACGGTACTAACCTTAGTAAGGAAGGTGACGAACAGTCTACTCGTAGGGTTGATGACTTAGAAGTCCTCTTGTCTACCATACCTTTATTTATGACCGACCGTAAGACTTTTTATGAGAGTAATATTAAACCTGCTAATTATTTACAGTGGAAAAGAGTATCTACTCAACTGACTAAGGATTGCTGTAAGAAGCCAAAAACTTCTGTTATCTATTTGGCAGAACAAGCTAACATAGATGAATTACTTAGAGATAATAACAAGAAACCAAGCTATGAGTGGGGAGAAACTTTTTGTACACAAAAAGGAGGAAGGATACAAATCTACACTAATGGGGAGTTTGAAATAACAAATACTCAATTAACATATTATCGTCAGCCTCTGAGAATAGAGATTAGCGGTGTGACAGATCCTTATACAGGGATAACCCCTACTGCAGATGTACAGTCTGAGTTTAAGGAAGACTTAATCGAATTATTTGTAGAAGAGGCTGTTAAAATTATAGCTGGTGATATTGAATCAATGAATCAATTACAAAGAGCTGGGCAATCTGTAGAACAAAATAACTAATTATAATTAATTATGGCACAAGAATTTTTAAAAAGACCTTATAAAAAATCTCACAATCCAATGATTAGTGAAGATTGTATTAAATATTTGCAGTATCGTATACAACAAGAAGATTTATCTTCTAGAATTTATTTATCCATGTCTATGTGGTTAAACAATGAAGGATACATGGGAGCAGCTAAACTTTGGTTAGCTTATTCAAAAGAAGAAGCTACACATGCTGATTGGTCAAGGACTTACTTATTATCTATGGGGGTAACTCCTGAAACAGCTGTTCTTGAAAAACAACCTTCTACTTATCAAGGTTTACCTGAAATTATCAGAGCTTCTTTTGAACATGAAATAGTGATTACTAAGCAAATTAAAGTTATGGCTACAGACGCTATGAAAAAAGGTGATCATATGTTATATGAACTTTGCCTTAGATACTTAAAAGAACAAGTAGAAGAGCATGATAAAACCCAAACTTGGGTAGATAAACTTGCTGCTTTTGGGGAAGATAAAGTAGGCTTAAGATTCCTAGATAATGAAATGGGTGGGGATTAACAAATAATTTAAAAAATTATTATACCTAAAATAAATTTGCAATATCCAAGATAATTCGTTATATTATTATATATTTATAAAAACAAAAAACAATGGCTTATTTTAATCATGCTTATACCAAGATGTTTCTTGGTAACGGTGCTACGAGAACCCCAGGTGCTCCTACACCATCAGATCCAGCTTCAACAGGTGGATTTTTAACTACTCCAGGTACTTCAACAGCTGATCTTTCGAGATTAACTCCAGGGTATTTCGGTTTATTCGACCCTAAAACAAACTTACTAAAGACAACTTTCGATAGTTGTTGTAATGTTTACTTAGCCTCTTCTTCATTACTAGCTAATGATAAGATTGGTGCTTACCATGGTGGATACAAAGAGACTAACAAGTCTAAGATGATCAACCCTAAGTATGTACAAAACTTCTACCGTGTAGATGCTTGTACTCCTCAACAAGCGGTTGTTTCTGTAGGTTATACACCTCAGACTGATATTCCTGATTTACCTGTAAACAATTTCCAAGGAGCAACGCTTCAGAGTAACTGTGCTTTCGAGTACCTTTGTGATGAAACTTACTACTTGCGTATTGATATTAAAGGATCTCCTGCATTACGTTTCTTAAATCATAATGCTTATCAAACATTATCAGCTTACACTGGATGTTGTTCTGGACCTACTCCAACTGCAGTAGATCCTACATTAGTGTACTTAGCTTGGGCTAAGGCTTTAGTTGAAAATGCATATTTAAAAGACTTAGTTGCTCCTGTAGTTTATGACTACACTGGTGTAGCTTGGTATGCTCCAGGAACTACTGTAACACTTGATGGAACAGCAACTCCTGTAACTCCTGCAGAATGGTGGTCTACAGCTGCTGGTGTTGATCAATATGGTCCATCTGTACAAGCTCTTGCTTGGAACAGTGCACTTCCTAATGCAAATGATGCAGGTCTTCGTTTATTCGGAGCGTATGTTGAGACTAAGTTTGGTAACTGCTCTTTTCAATGCACTGATTTCTTCGAGAAAGAAACAGTTAAAATTTATGCTTCATTAGTAGATTACAATGGTGATCCTTGCGTATTCGAAGGTGTTTGTGTATACAACGATTGTTTAGGTGTTCAAGGTATGGGCTTTGGTGAGCAAGTTGTTCGTGACTTGATCAAGGCTGAGTCTTACTTACAGAACTTTTTCGCTACTGATATTCGTGTAAGAGAGATCACTCAAGGAGATGATATCCTTAACGCTATCAACCGTAATGCATTGTATACTCGTTACTATATCTTACATAGTGTTCCTCGTTTCAACAACCCATCGGGTACTTTTGATAACGACCGTTACATGAATGAGGTTATTACAAATACAGCTAATGCGGCATTTGAAGCGGCTATGACTACATGGTTATCAGCTTGTACAGATTGTGTTGAATTTGAGACATTTGATTGTACACCTTGTGTTATTGTGCCAGATACTGCACCGTAATCTAAATTTTAATCTAGAAAAAGGGAGAGGGAAGATAGTTTCTCCTTCTCCCTTTTTTCTTTTATATTTGTAATCTACAACTATCATTATGGCGCAACATGTCTTAAGCTTAGAAACCCCGGATACACTAAACAAATGTATTCTACGTGTCGTAGATACTAGTATCTATAATCCCAACTCAGCACCCGTTTGTCCTTTATTACAAATAACCCCTCCAGGTTTTACATATCCTATTAATTTTACAGATACTGATATTCAGGTAGGGTTTACTCTTAATTTAACTGCTTGTGATCTAGGATTGCAAGTATCAGATTGTGGTACATTGTATTGGGATATTGCTGATGGTATCTATATTATTAGATATAGTGTGTCTCCTAATGAATCAGTATATGTAGAATATAACCATTTAAGAATTACTACAGCCTTAAATAAGGTTCAGGCTGTTTATTGTGATATTGATCTAGGTACATGCGATCCTCCAGCTTCTACTAAAGCGAAATTAGAGCAGATCGGGTACATAGAACAATTATTAAAAGCAGCTAAGGCTGAAGTAGAATTTTGTCATAATCCTAATAAAGGCATGGAGCTTTACAATTATGCTATTAAGTTATTAGGTAAGATGAACTGTACTACATGTTAAACCAACTAAAACCAATATAATATGATGTGTCCAAACTGTAAGACCCCATGCGTAGGATGTGCAGGGGCTAAAATTACAAAAGCTTCTAATGGAGCTACTGTATGTACAAAATGTGTGGGTAAATATGAACTAGGTCTTAAAGAGATTGCAAAAGCACAACCTGCTTCAGCACCTAGTAATGTTAGCGCCACTCCTAATCCACATAGATAAAACTTAAAAATTTAGCAATGATAGCTAGAACTTATTTCTGTAGTAATAATGGATCTATAAAAAGATTAGATGATCTAGTTGGTGTTTCAACTGTTTCTGTAAATCCTAATCTGGTAGATATATCATTAGCATTAGGAGGTATTGCCAGCGGTTCTACCTTTACATTATATGATATTGAGACAGATCCTACTAACGGGGATAAAGTAATAGCTGTAGGTGATTCAAATCAAGGGATTAACCCTTTGTATTATGGGTTAGCTTTATCATTAAATAAAGGTGTTACTTGGACTATTCCAGGTGGTACTTATGGAACTGCGATTAGTGGACTAGGTGTTATTCCTGTTTTTACAGAAGTAACCTGGGTAGATACTAATACTGTATATGCCTGCGAACAAACGGGGTATATTATAAAAAGTATAGATGGTGGATTGACCTTTGACCTAGTAGTCGGGTCACTCCCTCCTTCTATGACAGAAGCATGGTCTATTCATTTTGCTACACCTACACATGGTGTTGTTGGAGGAAGAGATCGTATAGCATTTACTAATGATGGAGGTAATACATGGTCCCTACTTAATGGAGGGTTTACTTTTAGTCAAACAGGTACACCTGCAGATAAGATCGTAGGTGTTTTATTATTACCTAATCTAACTAGCGTAAGTGCTCTAGGTGAACTAGCTCCAGTAGTATCGATTGATTCAGGTGCAACTTTCACTTCTCCTTTTACATTATCGGGGACGGGTCGTCATTTAACCTGGTTAACAGATGGTAATGGAGCTACTGTAGCAACAACCAGTGATGGTACTAGATATACTGGTACAGGAGGATTTACTTTACCCGGTCTTATTATTGATAATGGTGGTGGATTAGGTGGATATGATCTTTTAGCTGCTCATATTTATGAGTCTTTTAAAGGATTTATTGGTGGTACAGATATTGCAGGAAGTCAGATTTATCACTCTATAAACTTATTCTCAGCTAATATTTTACAAGATATTACATTAGATAATATTCAAGCAACGTGGACCTGGATAGATACTAACCCTCCTGATCCTGATTATTGCGGATGTCCTGATGGGTATTCTTATAATCCTATTTCAGGAGATTGTGAAACCTCATCATTAACACCAGCTACTAATTCAAACCCTATTGCCTTAACTAGTACCGTTACAGGTTCAGCTTACAATACTATATGGGGAGCTGTACTTTATCCAGATATTACAAGTGCATCTTTTCCTATTACTGCTAGCCCTACTACGGGAATTCCTACAAGCCCTCCAGGATCTGGAGTATTTCCCTATTTTAGTTATCCACAATTAAGGGATGCTTTATTAACACCATTAGTGTCAACAGGATCCATAGCCCCTACATCTGGTAATATAACTTGGGGTTGGGATAATACAGGACCAATTCCTCTTAACCCAGGTAGATTAAATCAAGCCGGGGTATGGCCAGCTGGTTTACCTACTAATGAATGGTGGGGAATGGATATCTGTCAGAATATTCCTACTACTAAAACCTACCTAATAGGTATTGCTGCTGATGACGCGTATAAATTAAGTATTAATGGTCAATTACTAATAGATAGTTCAGCAGGTCCTTTTGGATTCTTTTCATGGGCGCTGTTTCCTATTACTCTAAACGCTGGAAATAATATCTTTAAAGTTGAAGGTCTTGATACCGGTTTAAATTACGGGTTAGCTTTTGAGATATATGATGCTACATTTCCTCAATTACAAGCTGTTGCAAGCCCTGCTGCTTTAACACCTTATATATTATTTTCTACAGCTAATTTAGCAGGTAAGATTGTAACTAGTGGTACTACTACAGGATATGTTTGTAATCCAGGATGTACTATTAATTTTTGTGGTGTAGTAGAGCCTGAGTGTAATTGTACTGATTCAGTACCATATAATCCATGTTGTTATTTATTAACCGATTGTAGTGGAGCCACTTCTTCTATTTTAACAAACACTGATCTTAGTACTTATATAGGATCTTATATAACACTTCAAGGAAGTGGTGTTTGTTATCTAGTGTCTGAAGCCCCAGGATGTCAAGGTTCTATTCCTGTTACTATAACTGGAGCATCATATACTACATGTGAAGAATGTACACCAGAATGCTACCTTCTAGTAGACTGTGATACTCAAGAGACAATAAAAGTTTCAGATGATTATAGTGCTTATTTAGGTAAGATTGTTAATCTTGCTAATTCAGGAATTAGATGTTGGGAGGTTTTTTCAGCCCCTGATTGTGACGGTGCTATTGATTCTGGAACAACGGTTACTGTTGTATATGACAGTTGTGCTGAATGTGTTCCTTTTATACCACCTATACCAGTAGATTTACATCTAAGAAGAATTAAACCAGGATATTATACTGCGGGATGTTCTCCTGAGTATACTGAAAAAGTTAATTGTAAGTTTGCAGAACAGGTGTATAATACTATGCTTAGTAAGAGATATGGTATTACTGTTTGTTGTGAAGAAGATTTACAGAAGTGGGCTATTAAGAAAGCATTATTAGATTTTAGAGCTCTATACGATCCTGAGTTGTGTAAGTCTACTTTAAGTATATGCTGTCCTCCTTGTGGAGTTACTGCAGAGATATTAGTATTTAATCCTACCTTAGTATGTGAGCCGCCATATGATGTTACAGCTGATATAATAATACCACCTGATGATTGCCCAGCTCCAGAAAATTTAAGCTCAGGTTTAATATTGAATCCTACAATTCAGAACTGTGTATGTTATCGTATTGATGTAACAAATCCTGCAGCTATGTGTAACTTTGAGTATGTAGATTGTGATAGTATTATTCAAAATATAGTATTACCTTTTGGGACACATTATTTATGTTCTGAAGCAACACCGACTACTCTATGCTCTCCTTTTGATTATACAATAGCCACAACCTTAGGTGATTGTAGTCTAGGAACCTGTGGATAGCATGTTAAAAATATTTGCCAGACTGATAAAATTTATGTATATTAATAATAGAACAAACTAAGATGAAGCCATTAAATGCAGATACTCCAGGATGTAATCCAATTTCCTCAAATTGTGTAATTTGGCAAGGTCCAGATATTGAATGTATCAAGCTTTGTAAGGGAGATACTATAAGTGATGTAGTTTATAAATTAGCTACAGAATTATGTGCTATCATGGATCAGTTAGACATCTCTAACTATGATCTATCTTGTCTTAATTTAGGTACTGCTACTCCGGTAGATATTCAAGGATTAATCCAGCTTCTTGTTAATAAGATATGCACTCTTTCGGGTATAGATCCTACAACACCTAGCTCAGGAGGTAATCAAGATATTCAGGTTCCTATTGCAGAATGCTTCTATTATACTAATCCTTTTGGGGACTTAGTTACTACGATGACTATTCAGGAATATGTTACAGCGATAGGTAATACTATATGTAATATGGTTCAGCAATTAGGTCTTGATCAATCTGTTATTGCTACTCATACTACACAAATTACAGAACTTCAGCAAACTCAAGATGGACAACAAGCTCAGATTGATAACTTAACTCCTGTATTAATCACCCCTCAATGTGTTCTTTCTCCTAATCCTACTCTAGTAGAGAATGTGGTTATGGCTCTTGAACAACAGTTCTGTTTATTAATTGGAGCTACTGGTGGACCTAGTGATATTTACGATGCTATTGCTCAACAATGTAGTGCACTATCTCAGTCAGACACCTTAGGTGGTGGCGGAGGTAATATGGGATCTATTCCAGGATGGGATAATAACATTACTAATTTGGCCGCGTCTATTAATAATATATGGTTAACCATTTGTGATTTAAGAAGTGCAGTAAGAAATATTCAAGTTAACTGTTGTCCTGCAGCATGCGACGATATACTAGTTAGTCTTCAATCAGTACTTAATGGTGACACCCTAACATTATATGTATCAGGAACAATACCTTCTGGATTCGCAACATGTGATCCTTCTGGTGTATTAATTACAGTTTCTGATTCTACTGGTGGATCATATACTACTCGTTTTAATATCGTGGCTTTCTTGAACAATCCTACTGGATACATTCTTCCATTAGCAGGAACCCCTATTAATACAAGCGCTAATATTACCATTACTATTGATAACTGTTTAACAAACGCTTCAACAAGTTCTACTTGTCAATCAGTATTACAATCAACAATAATCAATGACGCTATTTGTCCAGCTATGACTTATAATCAAACTACTGGTAGCATTACTTATAGTGGTAACATTATTTCAGGTACTGCTACTTATACTGTAGAACTTTGGAATAACGCTGGCGATACTTTATTAAGTAGTCAAGTTCAATTATTAGCTGGACCTGCCGTATTAGCAGGAACATTCTTAGGGTTATCTATAGCTACTAGCTACAAGTTAAGAGTTAAAGTAACTGTTAATAGCGTTGATACTTATTGTCCATTCACTCCAGTTACTACATTAACTGCAGCATGTCCTGCTCCAGCCGGTATATCAGCAGCAATTATAATATAAGAATATGAGCATTAACAATAATAACTGTAAAAAGAAACCGTGTGGATGTGAAGATAAAGGTCTTACTACACCCACATCGTGTGAACATGATACACTAGCATGTCCTAATCCTGAACCTTGTTCAGAGACATTCAGTGATGATTGTGTTATCCATACTGGTCCTAGTATTGTAGATCTTGGAATAATGGAGGGCGACTCTTTATCTGAGATATTACAAGTGTTGGTTTTAAATATTACCAATCCTGTATGTTCAGATATTAATGCTGTTTGTCGATCTCCGTTGTTTGTACAAGCACCTATTATTTCTCCTACTACAGCAAAGATCACTTGGATATTAGCAGGAACTCCTACATCATTTAATGTAGAATATAAAGAAGCTACTGCTAGTAGTTGGTATCAAAATCCTGCTGTAGCAAATACAGTAACTTCTGATGTAATCGGAGGATTAACCCCAGATACTTATTATCATGTACGCGTAAAAGCATCATGTACAAGTGTTTGTTATTCAGTAATAATATTAATTAAAACTAAAGTATAAAACCAATGGCAGCAATTCCAGCAACAATCAATGTAAATTTTACCAGTAACTACGCCGGTGGGCATAGAGTATGCTGGAGAATAGGTAACTCAGGACCTTATAACTGTTCTACAACAGTAGCTTGTTTAGGAGGCGCTACACCATGCGCAGCCAACATTGCTATTATGGTAGACAATGAGACGTGTGATCAAGTAACTTTTGAAGGTTATGTTCAAGCGGAGTGTGAAGATATAGGATCCCTAAATGGTAGAGTACCTTTTAGTGTAACCTTTACTCCAGATCCTACTTGTGATTCATATAATATTACTTGTAACGCCGTAGGTGTTGCAGGATTCACTATTACTAATCCTGGTTCAGGTTATATTCCTGGAGCTCCTCCTGCTGTTGTTATTACAGGTACAGGTACATTAGCTACAGGAACTGCAGTAGTAGGTGATGGTGGTATAAAAACATGGACTGTTACTAATGGTGGTGCCGGTTATAATGGCGGTGGTTCAGGAACATTCTTAAATGTACCTGCTGTAGCATTAGTAGGTATCGGTACAGGTGGTTTATTTGACGTTACTGTAACAGCTGGTGTTGTTACAGGGATTGTATTAAGTGCAGCTGCTGCATCACCTGGTGTTGATTATGTACCTACTGATACTTTCGAATTTAATAATGCTAACTTAGGTGGTACTGGGGCCGGTGTGGTTATTACTGTTGATACAGTTAACACTGGAGAAATTCAGTATATCCAATTAACAGCACCAGGATCGGGATACTCTGCAATAGCAGGTGTAAGTATTGCTGCTGGTGGTGGAATTCAAGCAACTGCTGAAGCTATCATGGCTCCTTGTGATCCATTAGATGGTTACTTCAATTGTGACGCTTCACTTAAGGATCCTATTTTAGCAGTTACTTTAGGAAATAGTTTTAACTCTTGTTTTGATGGGGCTCCTGTATTACCAATAGGATATACATTATTAGAAGTAGGATGTTGTTATGACTGTGTGTCTATTACGGTAGATAAGCCTATCGGAGATACAGATAACGCATCATTTTATTACACGGACTGTGCTACAAGAAACTTAGTTACAGTAACGTTAGTACCTGGAGATAACTTTGTATACTGTGCAGTTAATAACTCATGGTTAATAGAAGAGGTTAATCCGACAACGGGTACAACGTCAGTGACTCCGGGGGCATCTTGTCCGTAAAGATCGTCACGGTTTGTTGGTTTAAACGTGGCTAACAGGTAGAGACCCCGGTTTAATTATACCGGGGTTTTTGCTATAACCGCATTTGGATCTTAAACAATAAAAGTTTATTTTTAAACTTTATAAAAAATATGTATATTAGATAGAGTACACCTATGAAAGCATTTAAACTTCCAGATAAAAAAGCCCCTAGATATCGACCTTCCAGGCTACATCTAGTGACTCCGGAGTTTGTTAAAGCTTTTAAGGAGAAGTATCCTGAGTATTCTGAATTAACGTTGTCTGAGATATCTAATATCATAAAGGCGTTTAATACAGAGATTTGGCAAACTGTTGTAAATACTAGAGATGGTGTTGAACTTCCTGAGCAATTAGGATGTATGTTTATTGGTACCTGCCAAAGACCTAAGAAAGATAATGTAGATTTTGGAACATCTATAACTTTAGAAACTAGAGTACGTCATAGAAACTTCGAGTCTGATAATTATCTATGTAAGATTTTTTATAGTAATTATAACTTTAGATTTAAAGATAGAGAGTTGTGGTCTTTCAAAGGACATCGGTCTTTTACTAATGCTACTTCTGTAGAGTATACTAAGAATTGGAAAAGATATATTATGGTAGATAACTTTACAAAGATCAAGGATGTTTATAAAGCAGCTGCTAAGAAGTATTATGTATTAGAAAGAGATACTACTGTTTCTGAAGATTATAATGAATTTAAAATAGATTAAGATGACCACTATTGGCGATACTATATCACGAGTTAGAAACTTAGTAAAAGGTGTTAAGGAAGATGCCTTCCTTACAGATCGATTATTATATAGTCTTATCATCAAATATGCTAAGCTTTACATTAGACGACAGGATAATGAAAATAAGATCATGAGATTTCAGAGCTTATTTGAGACCCTTCCTTGTGTAGACCTTATTGAAGTAGATAAGATAGAAGCCTGTTGTTCAGGTGTTAGATCTAACTGTAAGATTATGAGAACTAAGGAGAAACTCCCTCAAGTATTAGAAGGGGCTTATGGTCCTTTATTCCGTACCATTTCATCTATAGATGGATCACAGATGGTGTTTAAAACATACCCTTCTACCTATACTTCTATTGCTAATAGTACTAATTATAAATATAACAATACTAAATATTACTGGTATCTTAATGGATACTTATACTTTCCTAATGTTGAATGGGAGTCTGCTAGTATTGAAGGATTATGGGAAGATAGTATACAAGAATTCCTATGTGATGGGGATATATGTGAACCTAGACAATCTGAACAAACTCATATTCCAGAATATCTATTTGCAGAAATAGAGAAAAATGTACTTGTTGAACTAGTAGGTCTTATACAAACTCCAGTAGAGACTCAAGACGATAAGATGAATCCTTTAAGAACCTAATAAGATGTCATATAATTATACTGCAAAATACAAAACCTTTGATCAACTCTTATCGGAGATCCAAGTAGATTTTCAAAACATATCTCTTCAGAATATGATAGAGCCTCAACAACTTATTAAGGTTGCTAAGAAGGTCAGCTACGATCTTGGTCTTAGGATTATGATGACTAAGGAAATAATACTTGAGGTAGAGAAAGGTCGTGTAAAATTACCTGATTCTTTTTATACTCTTAATTACGCGCTTATTTGTGACAGTGTTGTGATTAATCAATCCCTACCACAAGGTACTAATATACAAGAAGTAAAGTTAACACCCCCATATCAAGAAACTAATTCTGTAGTAAATACATGTACAGATGGTCCTGTTAACTGTCAAACATGTCAGCAGCCGGCACCATCATGCGGATGTGCTGTACCTCAGATACCTACAGCATGTTCTTCTGAATCATATAATCCTTTAGTTCCTTATGGAGATAATTGTACAAAACCTAGAGTATTTCTTAATTGTAAGGGAGATTGTTATGAGTTAGTTCAAATTGTAAACTCTATTCGTCACGAGTATAAGCGATTATACCCTATTCAAATATTAGAAAATCCTCAGACTATAGATTGTGATTGTCCCAATTTATATTTAAACACACCTAATAAGGCTTGGATAAAAGACGGATACTTATATACCAACTTTAAAGATGGTAAAGTGTATATCAATTTCCAATCGATGTTAGAAGATGATGAAGGTAACCTTCTTGTCTTAGATCATGATCAGATAAGTGAGTATTATGAATATGCTCTCAAGCAAAGAATTCTAGAAAATCTTATTATGAACGATGAGCCTGTTGGTCAAAAACTACAGATTGTAGAAGCTAGATTAAGAGAAGCTCGTGTAAGATCTCTTAGTATTGTTAATACTCCTAACTTCTCTGAGATGAAGCGTATGTGGGAAACAAATAGAAAAGCAATGTATGCTAAGTATTATAACATGTTTGCTTCATATTCATGGCACCCTGGTAACGCTAATGTTAATGGGCAAATTACAAGATTCTAATGGCTAAAGGATTACAAAATACTTCTAATACCGAAGCTCGTACATTTGATAAAGAGCTTAACGATGATGTTAATGATTTTCATCTTCCTAAGAATTCGTGGACTCATGGTAGAAACGCAATTAATAATTCTAAGACTGGTGATTTAGGTAAACTAGGTAATGAACCAGGTAACAAAGAATGTATTACCGTTGAACATACTATCATAGGCTTCATACATTTAGAAGCTGATAAATGGGTTGTCTATTCTACAGATGATCTTAATCATCATGAGATAGGATTATTCAAAGAAGATGGGTGTAAATACCAGAGAGTGGTTGTAGATGAATGTCTTGCATTTAGCAAATACAATCTTATAATAGGTACTTCCCGTGCAACAGGAGACTGTGTCTATGAAGTATATTGGGCAGATGGAAAGAATAGCGATCGTACTATTTCTTTAGATGCTGAAGACTTTACTAATAATCTTTATACTAATCCAAATAGCCCTGTAAAATGGATTACTACATCATCTACAGTTAATAATTGTACTACATATACTAATACTAATAAACTAGACTGTGAAAAGATCATGGTTGCAAAACTTGTAAGCCAGCCAGAAATTAAAGTTCAGAATGGTATATCAGGTGGAACACTAGCTAATGGTTCTTACATGGTATTTATTGCGTATTCTATTAATGGTCAAAAGGTGAGTGATTGGTATCCTTCAAATGTTCAGGCACTCTTCAATCATGATAATACTGCGTCATCTCTTGACGTTGTAATAGAAAGTATTGATACCGATTATGATGAATTTATTTGTGTAGTATTATATGTTGTTGATCAACAGACTGTAGCTAGACAAGTTGGAACTTACAGTACTCGTCAAAAGCTTTTAGCATTTGATATTATTTCTCCAACTTGGCCAGCATATCCTATTGAGCAATTGCCTTTAATTACACCTATTGTAGATAAGTCAGATGCGATGTATAATGTAGGAGACTATTTAATAAGAGTAGGGCCTACTTCTAAACTTAATTTTAACTATCAACCTTTAGCTAATCAAATAGTAACTAAGTGGGTTTCTGTAGAATACCCTACAGATTACTATCGTAAAGGTGGTAACAATGCGGGATATCTACGTGACGAAGTGTATCCTTTCTTTATACGATATATTTGGAATACTGGAGATAAGACTGCATCATATCATATTCCAGGAAGACCCGCCATGGTTATAGGTAATCCTTCATATCCATATTTATCTAATGATTTAGGAGCCCCGGGACCAGAAGCAATTTCTGGAGATACTTTCTTTTTTGAAACTCAGAATACCGCAATAACAACAGCTACATCACAATCGATTCAATTACCAGATGGGGGTGTTCAAATTGCTGAAGGTTATATGGGATACTGGGAATCTATAGAACAATATCCTGATGATAAGGCAGAAGTATGGGATGCTAATAATCCTAACCATCCTTGGACAGCACCTAACAATCCTATTTATCCGGGAAGTAATATAAACCCTAATGGAGATTATGATATTTGTGGTAATAAGATACGTCATCATAAATTTCCAGAAGAGGCTCTTCATCCTGATGTAGAATTACTTAATCCTAATAATAAAAACGCGATTAGAATTCTAGGAGTTAAGTTTGAAAATGTTAGACCACCAGTAGATAATGACGGTATTCCTATTGCGGGAATAGTGGGTTATGAAATATTAAGAGGTTCCCGTACTGGGAACAAAACTATTATTGCTAAAGGTATTATCAATAATATGGGTGGTGTTTATAGTATAGAAGGTAATACAAGTACTTTAGGGTTATATCCTAATTATCCATATAATGATTTAACAGCAGATCCTTTCTTATCTACGACACCTACAAGTCAAAAGTTCAGCTTCTTTGGGGCAGCTTTAGGTAATGATGGCGCTACTCTTCAGTCTTCTTATAGTGATATCTTTCATACTTTCCATTCTCCAGATACTAACTTTACTAGACCTTATCTTAATGCTAAAGAGATGAAGGTCTATGGTAATATATATGGTAATGTAGAAGGTAACTTCAGGATATCTGAAGAGCACCCTAAAGAAAAACTCCTTACTAATCTTTCATTCTTTATTTCAGCTGTTGCTGGTATAGGTATTTCTAGCTTAGCTATGAATGGAAAGAGAACTACTAATTATATTCCACCAGGAACTCCTGGATTCTCAGATTCAGAATGGGTTCCTATTGTCGATACTTACGCTATAAGTGATACTAATAATCCTCCCGGTACTCCTAATGTTATAATGGGAGCTGTTACTAAAACTTCAGCACCTATTATAACCTCTCCTCATGTTGCGGATCTTATAGCTATACCTGCTATTAATACACTGATACAAACTCAGATGAGTTTATTCAATAATAGTTGGGCATCTGCATCTCTTACTTCAGGATTGGCCGGAGCTTCTCCTGCTAGTTTATATACTGTATTAAATGGTACAGTTACCGGCCTTGCTGCTGGATCTAATGCATTTGCGACATCTAGAACAGAATTTAGTCAAGAAGATAGTAGTTATGGTTTAGTACCATTACCTATCAGGATAGCTCAAAATGTACCAATGTTTTTTAATTACTTTACGCAAGGAACTGATAATACGTTAGAATTAATAAGAGCTTTAGTACCATTTAGAGATTATATGTTGAGATATGATTCTCATGCTTTTTATAATAATTATATGAAGCCTACGACATCTCCTGCTCAACGTAGATGGTTACTTAATGATCAACAATACATCGGTCCACAATTAGTAGATCTTAAAGCAGGATTTAGAGTTAATAACTTAAATAGAGCTAGTACAGTATCTATTGAATTAACTCAAAAATCAGGAGTAGGTATTTTACCCCCGGGTGTAAGCGATCGTTCTAGATATAAGGTTGGTGATGTGAATGATTCTAATTTTAGAAAAAAACCGACCTCTTATACTATAACAGGAACTACAGGATATAATGGTTCTGTACCAACTAATAATCAAGGTAATCATCAAGTAGCCTCTTCTCATTATGTAGGATTAAAACAAAGATTAAGAAATCAATATGGTCAGCTTAATAACATAGTAGAGATAAATATTCCTTCTACTATAGTAGCTAAGACTGTATCTTTTACTCCAGTTATGTTTGGAGGTGATACTTATATTGGAAGATATACTGAAAAGAATACTTTCTTTTATTTTTATGACTGGCTATATGGTCAGCCTGACGGAGCTCAATTTGATTATAATACTCATAGAACATTATTATATCCTAGATATTGGGCCAACTTTGAGCAATTTGATACTTCAGATTTTACAAGTACGTTTTTAGGTAATTTACTTACCCCAAGTAATTGGATTACTCCTGGTGAGTTTTTTAATCTAGATGGTTCTTTATTTTCTACCTTGTCCTTATCTGTTAAAAATGCTTGGGGTTATTTATTTAATTCAGGAGTAAGAGATTTCTTTGTAGAAAGCGAAATTAATTTAGATCTTCGTGACTGGGGTAATGAAATTACACAACAGCATTATGACCCTTATAGGTTTACCAATACTCAAACTCTGTTTGATACCAATAATATTAAGGCCGACAATTACTATAAGTACGACTACTCATTAAGCGTGACAAAGCTTTTTAGTAATTATGTTTCATGGGGGTATATGCAAGAACCTCAGTATGACCCAACATTGGCTGAGACTTGTTATCAATATCGACCAAGAAGAATGATCTATTCTTTACCAGCTCAATTTGAAGGTCGTCGCGATAATTGGTTGATCTACTTGCCAAACAATTATACTGATACTTTATCTAGAGTAACTTGTATAAAACCTGTCAACAAGAATGGAGCTCT